TTGCAGGGATAGGAGTAGGATAGGATGCTTTTGATTCTTCTTTTTCTTTAAGGGGATTCATTTTATTTGGAGATGAGGGATGAGCTCCGACACCTTTTACTTCTTCTGCAGGCGTTTCTTCTTCACCTGAGTTCTTTGGCTTATATGCAGGTACAAGTTTCTTGAGAATTGTTAAGCGATCCAAAAACTCTTCATTCTCAAAAATGCCAAACTTATACTGCACATCAAATCGACGTAAGCCATCCACTGCCATATTGAAATCACGCATAGTATATACATCTTCATATAACTCACGAAGACTTTCTTTCCTAACGAGCTCCACTAACTGAGCATCAGTTACCTTCACGCGTTCAAAGAATTCAGTCCATGATTCTTTTTTCCCTGGTAATTCACAACTACATGACATTTCCCATTTATCCTTATCATTTTTAGCCTTCGTAATGATAAGAGGATATCCTTCATCAGGATCGGTAAAAATGTCAGGGACGATTTCTACACTGTCCTCATTCCTTTCAACAGAGATCTTTTTTATCTGGTCAAGCATTCCAGGGAATAACTGTTCGCGACCAAGTTCACCTTTATCATTCCAACAATAACACACATATACTACTGAAGGCCTGATACCCCAATTCCATTTCTTATCTTTACCCCTCCACCCATTGATAGGAGATAAAAACTTAGTACGAGCATCTTTATCCTGAATTTCATCATCAGCACGCTTCATTACATATGAAATGTAAATAAGGATAGGATCGTCAGTGAGGGTCAAGGAATGTTGCATAGCAATGAAGACATTCTTTTTCTTTACTTCACTCTTCCCTGTTTCCTGCCCATTTTCATCGATATCAGGTACTTCACATTCAAGAGTAATAGTACTCTTAGCTCTGTATGCAGGTTCGTTTTCTGAATGTGCAGGAGCAATGCGTCGCCAGTTCTTTCCATCTTCGATTGTATGGAAACCAGCACGATTACCTCCTTGCATTTTTGGCAGTGCTTTATTAGCTCTGCTCTGTTCATCTTTAATTGAATTTAAAGATGAGCCCTTAAAGGCGCTTCTGTTGAAATCAGTCATGACTTTTCGTTTTTAAGTGATTTAATTTGCAATATTGCTTTAACTATGTTTAAAATTTCATTTTTCTCAATGATATATGCCTCTAAATACTCTTTCAGAGTTACAAGGTTCTTTTTGCTTTCAAGTTCATTATTGATAATATAAACTAATGCAGATTCCAAAGGCAATCCATATGCTAAGATTTTTTCTGCAGCAATTTTATTACCTTTACCAGTTATGCGTACATAAGGTTCTTTAATATCAAATCTACCTGTTGCACCTTCTGAAGGTTCAAGAATGTATTTTCCAATTTCTATATCCATAATGTTTTTATTTTATCCATTCACTTAATCCAATTTGCATTACCTCAGCAATAGAACGGGTAGGATCGTCTTTCATAGCATATAAGGCGAACAACACCACTTCGTAACGAACTTTGTACTTATCCGCTTCTACAAGTGTTAATCCCACACTCTGAAGATCTTCAGCTACTGTTGATTCTCTTTTTACTTTGTGGTCCATTGATCTCTTGGTTTTTTAATAATCATACCATTCACTGCACCTTCAACAATTTCATTATAAAATTCTTCTGGTGTTACTGATTTCATCAACACTGAGAGTTTCTTATCTTTACTTTGAATAGACCAGTAAAGACTATCAAGAAACGCTAAATCTCTTTGTGCATTGATTACTGCTTTACGTTTGTTTTGAAAAGCCAAATCAAGTAGGATTGCAGCAGATAATGAGTCCTCTGTTAATTTAATCGATACAGGATGTCCATTATCTACAAGAGTGAATTTACCAGAATTGATATTAGCTTCTCTACGATATTGCCGACTTAAAGTAGCATTGTAAATATCACAATCAAGCTTCTTGTGGGCAAGAATTGACTCTGCCTCAGCCTTTAATATGCCAATACGATTTAAAAGAGCAGATACTGTAACAGCCTCACCAAAAAGATTAGCATAATCTATAGTGGTCAGTTCGTCAGCGTCGATTTCTTCATTGAAATCACCAAAATTTAGAACAATAACTTTATTATCGATGGACACTGTTACCTTACTCATGGTGCACTTTCTATTGAATGTTAAAGATAAGAAAAATATTCAAGCGTTAATGAATTTATTCGTAATTTAGAATGATGACAATTAACCTAATATAATCATCTCGCTCTGGTCCCAGATCTTAACTATTTGAACCCTCTTAAAAGTATCTTGCTTTATTATACCTGATAACAACATCAATTTGCCTTGAGCTTCTACAAAGTTAAATCCTTTTTCTATCCATTTCTTATAATGGTCTGGGAAGATAGTGACAAACAAAAATTCATAATTACTTTCTAGTTGAATAGAACAATACTTACCCTTCTTCTTACTTTCTCTTTCAATTACTTCAATTACATATCCCCCAGTAGCTATATAATGAGCATGCTCAGTAGGGGCTGATTGAAATCTATCTTGATCTAAGTACTGCCAATCACCTTTAGTAAGATAAGTTTCAACCATGGTCTTATAATCAAAAAATGCAATTCCAGACAATTTCTTCTGTTGTAAATCCCACCACCAATCTGTATATGCATTTTCACCTGCAAGTAACAAATCATCTTTTAAAGGGTCAATTTTCAACTTTCGTTGTTCTCTGTACTGTCGAATTAATTTAATGCGCTTCAACGAGCAATCAATATTTTCAATCTGATCAAAGGCCCCAGAATAAATTAAATTCTCAATATGTGACTTATTTACTTTACTTCCTTTGAAAGTATGGCGATATAAAAACTCTTCAAGACTGAAATAAGATCCTTTCTCTGCTCTATCTGTTATAATCTGTTCAACAGCTATCCCACCAACTTGCTGCACAGAATTCAAAGCCCAATAAATAGTATTAGTTTTATAATCTGACTGAACGATATCAGTAGATTTATTAATATCAGTAGGAGATATTTTTATTGTACCGGTCTTATTGATCTCAGCAATAAATTGGGTAGTATCTTCTTCTTTTGTATTTTCACTGATATAGGCGAATGAAGAGGTCCAGAATTCAATCGGATAATGTACTTTTAAATATTGGCAAGCATACCCAGTTACCGCATAAACAGTGGCATGACTTAAATTAAACGCGTAGAATGAAAACTTTTCTAATGTCTCCCAAAGATGATCTGCTTCGTCTTGAGGACAACCATTTTTTACAGCTCCTTCTATAAATTGAGCCTTATAAGCATCAAGAACGTCCTTCTTTTTTTTACCCATGGCCCTTCTCACATCATCACTATTTACTGGTGAAAAGCCTCCTACATCAACGCAAACCCGCATAATTTGCTCTTGGTAGCATAGGACCCCGTATGTATCTCGCGTTATCTCTTCAGTTCCCCACAGATACTCAATCTCTTTTTCTCCATTCTTACGAAGTACATATTCATTATGTAAGTTTGATTCGATAGGACCTGGACGATAGAGAGCAATGGCTGCAATAAGATCTCGTATATTATCTGGCTGACTTACTTTACAATAGGCTGTCAGTCCTTTAGCTCCAAAATGAAAAATATCTTGCGTATATCCTTTGCGAAAATAACGATAAACCTGCTCATCATCATATTCTAAGCTATAAATATCAAGATCGATATCACGATTCTGTTTAATAAGATCGAGTGTATATTTGATCTTATCTAATTGCTTGAGTCCTAAAATATCTTCTTTCAAAAGGCCCATTGACTCAATCTCCCCACCTTCCCACTCACTCACCAAGCAAGTAGTGCCATCTTTTAATGATATATTCTTTACAGGGATCCAATGAAAAATATCTTTTTCTTGCGGTAATACAACCATTGCACAAGCATGAATAGAAGCGGAGCGAGGTTGATTAAGCAAAGAAAGCGCATCATTTACGAGCTCTGTGTGCTCCTTTATAAATGACATGATATTCTTATTCCTTACTGCATAATGAAAAATACCTGTAGATGAATCAATCTCTTCATACCTACCAAACTCTTTGTTATCATCAAAAGAAATAGTAATGCGATTAATATCTTGAGGAGGTATATTGTCTAATCGAGCAAGGTCTTTGAGAGCAGCTTTCATCTGAAGAGTGGTATAAGTTCCTACTGAACATACTTGATGTACTCCATACCGTTGTTCCACGTAGTGTTTCACTTCTTCTTTTCTGGACCCAGACACGTCTGAATCCACATCAGGATAGGACCCATTCTCAACTCTAGCTCTATTTAAAAATCTCTCGAACATTAAATCAAATTCAATAGGATCAACCTTAACAATGTTCAATAAATAAGAAACAAGACTCCCGGCCGATGAACCACGCCCATAACCGACAAGTATGCCATTCGCATGACACCATTTTATAATGTCCCATAAAATAAGAAAGTAATCAATAAAACCACCAAGTTCAATAACTTCTACCTCTTCATTTACACGCTCTAAGTATTTAGATCTTTTTGCTTGTGGTACCTTCTTTTGTAAACCCTGCAATATAAGATGCCAAAATAAATCTTCATTAGTTTCAAATTGCTCTTTTTCTTCTTCTGTCATAATATAAACAGGTAGGTGCTTCTGCCCTTGAGGTATTGTAAAATTACATTGATCGCTTAATTTTTTTTCATTCTGCAAAGCCCTTTGAAAGAAATCGTAACATCTATCTGAATCCTTAAAAACCACATCTAATTCTTCAAAATACTCATCTTTGGTCTTAAAATATTGATTATGACTTTTATCTTCAAATACATTAGAAGTCTGGTTGAGCTTTGTTTTTAAATGAGCATTCTCTTCATTAATGTAAAAAGCATCAGTGATTGCAATAGGTGGAATCTCATGTTCTACAAACTCTTTTAAGTTCAAAAGGTACTCTTTATCTCGCGATTCTTGATCGTAAACTACAGAATCAAGTTGATAATACGTTTTAACACCTCCAAGCTCGTAAAAGAGTAGTTTGCCCCACTTTATTGATTTCGGGTCTATAACCAACGATAACCCGCCCGTAAGCTCAAAAAAACGCTTCTCCTCAACAAAGCGATTGTTAAGAACATTAACTTCTTTATTAATCATAAGAAGATTGGTCCATCCTTCTTCGTTCTGGACATAGCACTTGATATCATACTTATAATCTTCTCTTGGTCTATATATTGTATAAGTAGCCCCAATAATAGGCTTAATCTTATTTTTAATGCATTCATTCTGAAAAAGCATCACTCCAGCAAGTGTATTCTTTTCACAGATACCCAGTGTTTTAACGCCTAAAAACTTTGCTTTTTTAATCCATTCGTCATATAACCCAACGCCATTCAATAGTTCATATCCAGCCCTTATTCCTAAAAAAGTTTCTGTAGGAAGAATAGTAGTTGATTTACCTAAAAATCGTACTCTATTTAATTGTGGCTTATCTTCTGTATCTCTGGGAGTAAAATACCATACTCCTCCAAAACAAAAAATAAGATTATCGCATACAGTGCCTTCAGTAATCAAGCAAAAATCCTCATCAAATAATTTATCCTCAGTAGGGTAGATTATTTCAAAGGATTGTTCATTAATCTGAACCACATTATCTGCAACAACTGAAAAAGCAATTTTTTGCTTTTCTAAGTAACTAATAAGGTCCTTCATTGTATGAAAATAAGAAAGTACAGGAGAATCAACTCCTGCACTTTCAAGGTGAGATTAATGGAACTACTTCTTCCCTTTTTTTGGGGCTGTTGGCAGCTTTGCAAGTGGAAGCTTTTCTGCTGGAACTTCTGTTACTGGGGGCTCTGCAGCTGCTTTAGGAGCATCTGCTACTTTGGACTGGATCATATCACTGAGATATTTTCTCTTGATAGTGATTACGAAAGAATAATGAGCATCCAACTCAATCGAAATTTCCTTGTTGGTCTTTCCAGCCTTCAACATTTCAACGATCTTAGCTGATTTTGATCCTTCGGCCGGAGCATCCTGCAATTTACGTTCTTTCTTCACTTTCGGCTCCTTCGGTGCTTTTACCTTTGGTGCTTTTTTACCCTTTTCTTCTTTAGGTGTAGGATCCTTCTCTTCTGATCCATCTACCTCAGGAGCGATGTACGTTGAAACACCATTCTTTTTGGTAACGACAGGCTTAGGGGTTTCTTTCACTTCTGTGCCTTTTGATATGAAGGTGATATCACCGGTGTGGAACATTTTTGATTTGGTCTGAGAATCAATCAGTACATGAGCGAACTGATCTTTGTCAATTGTTTTCAACCCGGTAATTGTGCCATCAAATGACTTGTTACCAACACGGACCTTTACACGATCATTAGCAGCAATGGCTACTTCCTTAGAATCAGTAAATTCTTCGGTGATTGCAGGAGCAACAGCTTTCTTACCTTCTTTTACTTCTGCAGCTTTAGAATCATCTTTCTTCAGCATTTCAGCAAGCTTCTCGGCTTTTGTCTTAGTTGAGGGTTCAACTTTTTTTGTTTCGGTTTTTTCAATTTTTTCTGTCATGGCTTTACGTTTTAAGGTTTTGTTTAATATTTTCTAATTGAGGGTGCGAAGATATAAAAGTTATATGTCCTATGCAACAGGCAGCTCTCAATTTATATTTAGTTCCATTAAAATTAAGGGTTCTGTTTTGCAGTCCTGAACTTAGCCAATTCCCTGTCAATATTGGCCCCAATCAACTTTTCATTAAGTTCCTTAGAAGATAAACTTTCAGCATCTTTTATATTCAATTCTTTTGCAAGAATGAGTTTTTCTTCTTTATTCATATCAGAAATGTGAGTACCTTGAGACTTCTTAGCTTCTTTTGCTTTTTCTTTACCTTCCCTCACGCTATCACCATGTCTCTCGCTGCGATCTTCTCGTTCTGCACTTAATCGAACCTGTCTACGTTCATCATCAGTCAATTCTTCACCACGATCACGCTTCTTAATAGCATTATATTCCTCTTCTGTATAATAGTACTTATAATGACCAGGAGTACCTTCTCTTTTAAAGTATTTATGTACTACTGCCTTTTCAATGCGGTCCTTATCTTCATTAAAGCGGTCCTCAATTGATTTCTGAATGTTTTCCATAGTTATAAGTTTTATACTTCTGACAAAATATCTTTAAAGATACGAATGTTTTCTATGGCAAGAGCAACAGCTTGCTCATTTATTTCCAAATCAAAATAATTCTTTGGAGTAGGAATCCTTTTATATGACTCATCAAAGCTGATGCCATTCATCGCACTCCAAACAGCGACACAGGAGTCAGACGATCTAACAAAGGGATCTCCTTTATAATGTTCATATTCATCCACTCCTCCACTTCCGAGCATGTGTAAAGATTTTTGAATTAATCCAGAATTCTTCAAAAAATCGTACATCACATTACGATCACGACCTATATTAGTATCCTTTGTAGATCTTGATACTACCCATGGGATAGAGAGTTTGGACATACCAATAGTCTTCACTTCTTCAATGCTCAGAAGAGCTTTGTAACAGTAGATCCATTCGTCGAAAGTGTTGCCCTGAGCCACCGCAAAAATATCAATCTTGTCCAATAAATTATCATCGCGCAACCGATTAATGAAGTCAAAGACGTTTTCCAGTGTTCTACGGCTGTCAAATAGAGTATCAAGTGGGATGACCTCACTTGGCATAAGATCCTTTGTTACCTCGTATAATACATCCTGAGTAATAGGAGCCCCATCTCCGATACCATTATCTAATAAAACAAATTCCCCATCAATAACCTTTTGCTTAAAAAACTCACGATAATGAGCATATTTAATATATAATTGTGTTAAACAAAAATAGCGATCCCCACAATCCATTAATTGTAACTGCGATACTGGTGGGATTACGAATGTTTTCATGTTACTCTGATTTAGTTTCTCTTAATTTATCTTTTTCAAACTCAATCAAAAACTCAAGATAATGCATAGCTTTCTCAAGATCTTCAATTCCACCCTTTTCTTTATAACGGGTGACATACTTCACAACACTACCCTCACAAAATCCAAGATCATTACTTAATATGTATTCAATAGGTTGAATACCTTTATTCTTATAATGATCACCACCCACTTGTTTCTTAATAACTTCTTGGTCCATATATTATACTTTAAAAATTTCAGCACCATTTTCATTATCTTCTTTTATCGATACATACTCACAATTGTATGCTTCAAGCAAATTTCGAGCGATGGTCTCACAGCTCCTTGCTCCGAATTCTGCAGGTTCCCCAAAATTACGCTTGAAATAATCTTGCATCTCTCTTTTAAGAAGTAGAAACTCTAAATCTCTCTCATCATGCATTACACGCACTTTCGCGACAACATAGAAGAGATGCCTGTGTTTAATTGCGAGAAAATCAACAGCTTCGCCGAAGAACTTCACTGAGTCCGGGAACGAATGGAAGCCCTCAACTTGAAGAGTGATTATAATATTAGTTTGAGTTTGCATATTATTTAGAATTTTGTATTATATGTTTCTGACCGTCACGATAGAAGACCTTTCTTTTATTTTCTTTGTATAATGAAGAATCAAATATATTAGAGTACGACCAGTGAAAGTTGTGTGATTTCATTTGAAAGCCTGAGAGACATTGTTGGATAGCATGGATCTTTTTACCCCAATCAAGCTTTAATGTAGCTATATTATCATAAATATGAACCAATTCCCCATCTAATGTCCATTGATGAATAGATCTACCGTTATTCACTCGATTATTCGCATTCCGAATCCCCCTAGTCTTCTTCTCCTTTAATTCTTCTAACGTAAGAGGTGGTAAAGCATCGTGTAATTCAAATCGCCATTGATGTCCATAAGCAGTATACATAGTCAAATAACACACCTTACGAATATTGATAGCTATCGATCTGATATTTTTATTATTAGTTTTAGGGATTGATCTTGCAGCTTCAATCCCATTATTGAAGCTGTCAAGAAAAACACCTTCTAAACTATATTTAAAAACAGGTTTCACTTCACTCCGTTCTTTACAAGATAATTTGATTTTCTTTTCATTTCCTTCATAACACCACTGAAATATACCAGTAGTCCGCTGTCTATCGTTACAACATTTCCAAATATATGTTCCATGGATATTGAGAGTAACAGACGCATCAGTTATAGACGGGAATCGTTTAATAAAATTACCAAACCGATCATATTGTAATATTGGCCTCCAATTGCCTCCTTCTCCACCTTTCGTCATATTATATCCATGGAAATAGGAATCAAATATGAGAATTTGATTAATTTCTTCTTCATATAAAGAAGAAGCCGGATGAGTTTTAATTAATTCAAACTCAAAATTTTGTTCTCCATATTTATTCCAGGCACGTTGTAATCGAATTGAATGATGCATATTTTGAGTTAACATTAGTTTATGTTGGAGCCATCTATTGTGATGATTCGACGAAACTCCAATATAAACCTTTTGATTGATTTTGTTTCGTATGAGGTAAATATATCCTAAATCTTCCATGCGATAAAATTACAAAGAAGATTCCACACATACAACATCGGTACAACTATTTTTAACGATTATCTCCAGACCCTGTCAACTGACCTCTGTCTTTGCGCGATTGAAGCTTCTGAATATTTTCTTCTGCGACCTTATTGAAATCCAATCCTAACTCTTCACACATAGCAGCAATGTACCACAGGACATCTCCCAATTCTTTGGAAATTTCAACTCTTTTCTGCCCCGAAACGATACTATCATCATCTCGGATTATTTTTTTTACTTTCTCTGCGACCTCACCGGCTTCTCCAGCTATGCCCAAAGTGACATAAGCAAGTGCATCTTCCGTTTTGTAAATCTTAGTTGTGATTGCTTGTTTTTGATATTCGTTAAATGTCATATAACAGTTTATAAAATTAAAAATTAGTTCTATTCTGATCGATAAGGTTAAAAAATTCCTGTCGAGTACCAATCTCATTCGTGAAGAAATATCCTGACATTTGAGATGTCTTCATAATACTGTCGTTCTTAATTCCACGGCATTTAACGCATAAATGCTGAGCCTCAATGATTACAGCCACGCCGCGATTTCCTACACATAATTCATTAATCTTATCATGGACCTGTTTGGTTAATGATTCTTGAATATTTGGTCTACGTGCGAACCAATCGACCACACGATTCAACTTACTTAATCCTAAAATTTGATCAGTCTTTTCTTTGCCTGGAATGTACGCTATATGCGCAATTCCGGTGAAGTTCAGGTTATGGTGTGCACACATGCTTACAACCGGGATACGCGTTTGACAAACTAATCCGGTATAACCTTCTTCATTAGGGAAAGTAGTAATGTCACAAAGAGGATCTATTGATCCACTAATTAAATCATTGACCCATGCCTTTGCAACACGCAAAGGAGTGTTGACACTATTAGGATCAGCGGTCCAATCAAATCCTAAGGCCGTTAAAAACTTACCGTAATAAATTGCAGCTTCTTCAATCATCTGCCGCTTCTCTTGTTCGGTACGAACGATATTCCCATTAACCTTTTTCAGTAATTCCATAGTTTTGTGTTGTTAATTTATTACAATAGTGGTTTATGCAATTCTTTTATTATCATACGCCACGATATGAAGGCGGTCTGTATAATTATAACCATATTCAATGCACTTCTCAATCAACCAAGGACGCCTTCTCTGCAATTGTTCAGCAGTTACACCTTCTGGCATTAAATAAATATGATCTTTAGGAATATTCAATTCAGTTCTCATAATCTCAATCTCTTGCAACTGCTCATCAGTAGTGCATACAAACTTAAATTGATAATTATAATTATTCATCAATCGCAATAATTCATTAGGTCTGTAACGACCATTTATTTGTTTATCACGATCTGCTTCAGTTGCTAAGCCCTCGACAATATCATTTTTAATCATAGTCCCAACAATAGGAACACTATTTGATAATTTAGGGCTTATAGTAACGAGATCGAGTGTAGCATCAATGTACTTAGTGCCATTTGTTTCGATGGCTACAGAATAAT